GGAACCTACGGGAGTCTACGCGGAAGTTGCTCTGGGAACGGTGACGGTCACAGGGCACGCCACTGTGGTACCAACAGGAGTTACGGCTGACGCCGCCGTGGGATCACCTACGGTGACAGGAACGGCAACGGTAACGCCTACGGGAGTTACAGCCGATGCGGACGTAGGAACGCCTACGGTTACAGGAACGGCGGTGGTTACTCCAACAGGAGTTTACTCGACAGCTAACCTTGGAACTGTTACACTCGTATGGACAATTCATCCAACGGGAGTCTCGGCTGACGTCGCGCTGGGAACCGTTACGGTTTCAGGAACGGCGGTGGTCACCCCGACAGGAGTGGCGGCGAACGTTGCAGTGGGAACACCCATCCTGACCATCTGGAACAGGGTGGATGATGCGGGTGCGGCTACATGGATTGTGGTGCCAAAAACATAAGGAGATATAATGGCTGATTCGACGATACTAAATCTTGACCTTCAGACGACTGGCGCTAACGCCGGAACGTGGGGCACCATTACAAATGAAAACCTTCAGAAAGTAGAAAAAGGAATCAAGGGATACAAGGCTGTTGATGTCGCGGGAAGCGGCACTACGAGCTTGACGGTCTCGAGTGGAACATCTGGAACAAGTGATGAGCAAAGCAGAGCCTCACTTAAATTAACGGGAACACTCACGGGGGCGATGGCCGTTGAATGCGAGGCCGTGGAAACATGGTACTTCATTGATGACGCCACCAATCGCGGGGCTGGGCCGTATGCACTGACCTTCGGGCCGGCTGGCGGAACAGCTGTTACTCTTGTGGCAACTACAGGATCAAAATATATTATTTACACGGACGGAACCACGGCGTTTGACGTACTCGCCGACGCAGGAAACATAAAGGCAGGGGGAACACTGACTAGCGCCGGAAACGTCAGCCTCGATACAGGAACATTTACATTCAACACTTCGGAAGGGGACTATGACGTACGCTTTGCGGGCGATTCTGAAACTAACCTTCTTTATATTGATGCCAGCACTGACCGTGTGGGAATTAATACAAACGCTCCAGGCGTTGATTTGGACGTCGTAGGAACATTCAGGGCATCAGGGAACACCGACATTGACGGCGGAACTTTCACCTTTAATACAACGGAAGCGGATCTCGATGCGCGTTTTGCCGGAGCAACTGAAACCAATCTTCTCTACCTGGATGCAAGCACAGATCGTGTAGGCATTAATACAGCGACCCCTACGGCTGATTTCAATGTGGAAGGGGATATTATTTTCAATGATGATGCCGGAACAAAGGATTTCAGGGTGGAGACTGGTGGGTCTGATGCTCAAACCAACATGTTTTTGGTGGACGGTTCAGCGGATAAGATTGGAATGGGGACAAGTGCCCCTGCCAATGCACGCGTGGAGATTAAGCAAGCTGGCACGACCGCAGCCATTACATGCCTGAATTTGAACCAGTTGGATACGGATAAAGGATTTATCTATTATGAAGGAACTTCGGCAGCTGACAGTTCAGCCAGTCTATCTTCCTCAACCGATACAGGTGGTGGTAAGGTAGGGGCCATTAGAGTAAGTATTAACGGAACTGATCGTTGGATTAGATTTTACGATTCAGCAGTATAGGAGTTTAAATGCCACTTATCAAGATGCCATTTCAGCCCGGTGTTAATAAGCAAGTTACAGAATATGGCGCCGAGGGGACGTGGTTTGATTCAGACAACATGCGTTTTCGCTACAGTCTTCCTGAGAAGATTGGTGGATGGGACAAGGTAACGAGTGACGCGTTGCTAGGTGCCACGCGTGGAATCGTGACATGGTTCTCGCTGGACGGCGACCAGTACTCCATCATAGGAACAAACAAAAAACTTTATCTCTTCGCACAGGGGGCGTGGTATGACATAACCCCAACCCGTGCGACTGGGACAGGAAACATCACAGGATTTGAAACTGATTCAACAACTTCCGTAGAGATAACTGACGCCGCGCACGGCGCGATTGAAGGAGATTTTGTAACGATTGACACCGTGTCCGGTGCAGTCAATGGAATTCCCGCCGCTAATCTCGAAGGAGAATTTGAAATTCAATCAGTAACATCTACCAGCGTATACACCATCATTGCCAAATCTGCCGCTACAAGCACTGGTGCGGTGGTTGCTACTGCAAATGCCACTTATGAAATAAACACTACCCCAGCCACTTCCATTCTAGGATACGGCTTTGGTGCGGGCCCGTGGGGAGGCGCTTCAGGAGGCCCAGGATGGGGAACATCACGTTCAACATTAGCTGCTCCCAACAGCGTTCAACTGGATTCAGGTAAATGGTCATTTGATACTTGGGGCGAGGACGCCCTCTGCCAGTACCTCAACGGCAAGCTTTACTACTGGGACACGTCAGGAGGACTTGCGGATCCCATGACTAACATCGCGACCAACACGACGGTTTCAAACGCACCCACCAAAAGCCGTGGAATGCTTGTTTCAGGAACGGATCGTTTCATTGTCCTTTTCGGAACGGAAACGACCATAGGAGACACTTCCACGCAGGATGACATGTTCATTCGGTGGTGCGCGCAGGATGATGTCAATACATGGACGCCTACCGCAACGAACACGGCAGGCTCACAGCGACTGACGGACGGAAGCAAGATTATTTCCGCCAAGCGTTCGCGTGGCGCTGTTTTGATATGGTCAGACACGGCCATGTACCAAATGCAACTGATTGGTGCTCCGTTCATTTTCGGATTTTCACAATTAGGTTCCCATTGCGGAGCAGTAGGTTTGCACGCTGCCATTGACATTAACGGCGTGGCTTACTGGATGGGCCGTGATTCTTTCTTCAAGTTTGACGGCACCGTGCTTAAAATTCCATGCTCCGTGGAGGATTATGTATTCACGGACATTGACGAGGCGAATCAGAAGGATGTTTTTGCAGCGGCAAACAGTGAATTCAACGAGGTTACCTGGTTTTATCCCACAAACGGGGCATCACAAGTGGATCGCTGCGTGACTTACAACATCAAGGAAGACGTGTGGCAAGTGGGGACTCTCGCGCGAACAAGCTGGGCCGATAAGGGAGTCTACAATTTTCCTTACGCAACAACTTACGCGCCGACGGACACGGCAACTACGATTACAACAATAACAGGACTTACGGCGGGAAGAACTTACATGTACGCGCAGGAGAAAGGAAACAACGCGGACGGCGCGGCGATGACTTCATACGTGGAGTCAGGAGAATTTGTCATTCCGCAGGGAGGGGAGCACCTCATGTCGATCAAAAGATTCATTCCGGACTTTAAGAACCTTTCAGGAACGGTGAATGTTTCACTGAAGTTCCGCGACTATCCGGCGTCAACGCAAAGAACCAGTGGTCCTTTTCCTGTGACGTCAAGCACGACCAAGGTTGACACGCGTGCGAGAGGACGGCAGGGGGCGATACGAATAGAAAGTTCGACGCTTGACACGGCGTGGAGATTTGGAACCTACCGTGCTGAGATCAGGCCGGACGGAAGAAGATAATGGCGCAGATAACTCTGCCACGTCTGCCGCAGGCACCCCAGGAATATGACGCGGCTCAAATTAATTCTTTAATCAATACATTGGACTTGTTGATTCAACTTTTAAATTCATCGTACACTCCGGAACAGTTAAGATCGGAGGACGAAGCGTTGACTTGGTTCATGGCTGACTGATGGGACAGCTTTTTACAAATGCTGTCCAGGTTTTAGGATCAGTTGGGGATAACACGGTATACACCGTGCCTGACACGAAGACGGCAATCGTGAACGGAGTGAGAAGGACTGAGCTGGCGGGGAACACCCCCACCTACATCATTAAGCTGGAGGATGAATCCTCCAACCTGTTTTATCTCACACCTCCGATAACCGTTGTGGCGTATTCAACCGCGACCGTGTTTGACAGGCCGTTTACGATGGGGGAAAAGGAAAAGATTGTCGTAAACACGACGGCGGCTAATGAGTTTGATTTCTTTTTCGCCATTTTGGAGAATGATAGGGGGTCGAGAAACCTGTACAGAAATGTCATGACTGACTTGACTACGACGGATTCCACGGCGCTCTACACGGTTCCGGACGGCAAGACCGCCATCTTGAATTCATGGAGGATAACGAACACCAACGCCTTGGCGGCGGCGGCAAGCTACGTCTATGTCACCAACGCCGCAGGCACTGATTTTGTCTGGAACTCAGGAACGATCGCCGGCTACACGACGGTGCAGACAGTGAGCAGGCCGCATGTCATGAGGGAAAAAGAGAAGATTAAAATTAAAGCGGGAACGGCCAACTATCTGCATTCCGTGGCTTCTTTGCTTGAAATAACAATAACGGAGGTATAGTATGGACAATGTAATGTCGGAACAGATAGACCAACCCAGCATCACGCCGGAGAGTTAAGGATTGATGGGAAAGAAAATACTTGATATAAGGAGAGAATATGCCTATAAATGATGACGGAGTAGTGGAATACGTGACCATCAACGGGGAGCAGGTTCCCCAGATCGTGGTACCGGCGGAAGTCACTATTACAAACACACTGACAGGAAAGGAATACGGCTCCGACAAGGAAGCC